ATAGGTGCAGAACCTTCTAATGTCAAATGGACTGTTGTCCGTGGTGACGATGTTTCTGTTACCTTTGAATTTTATGAAGATGATGGTGCTACCGCTAAAAATACTACAGGATGGACATATTTGTCAAGTGCCTACGACCCTAAAACAGAAACAAAGTATACATTGACAACAACCTCTGGTGCAGGATATGTGAATGTTAGTGCAAATTCTGCGATGACCGCAGGTTGGGGCACTGGAAGTTCTCCTATTGTTGCCGAACTTATTTTCGACTTACAAGTAACTATTTCTGGCGAAAAGTGGACACCGATTATCGGAACTATCGTTGTTAGGGCAGATATTACAGGAAGTGCCTTGTAATGACAACCGTTAAGATTATTCCTGATACCACGCAAAGTGCTGTAATTAAAACCGTGTTGACCGCAGGACAGCCAGCAGTGAGTCCAGTAGCAGTTAGATTCTCTCCAACATTCCAGGCTACAGGTATGACCTTTACAGGAACAAACTCTACCTACCCAACATATAATTCTTATTATGTTAAACTTGGTCAACTTGTTACTTTTAATATTAAGGTAATTCTATCCACCGTTACAAATTTTGGAACTGGTCAATTCAAGGTTGACCTACCTTTTGCTCCAATCGCATCTGCTGCAAACCACTTTTCCGCTTGGGCTTGGGTAGACCCATCATCACCAGCAGACGAACTAAATGGTCACGTTCAGATGGTTGCAGACCACCTGCCTGGCTCACAAACACTAGACCTTCACTGGCTAAAAGAAACAACCGCAAGTCCTAAACCCCTCATTGAAAGTTTACTAGTACAAGGAACACCAGTTACTTTTACTACAGCAAGTATTATTTACGTTAACGGAACTTATATTTCCGCATCATAGAAAGAAAATAGGGTATGAAAATCGCAGTTTATACAATTGCACTAAATGAAGAAAAACACGTTGAACGTTGGTATAACTCAGTCAAAGACGCTGACTATGTTCTTATTGCTGATACTGGCTCTACTGACCGTACCGTGGAAATTGCTAGGTCTCTTGGTATTAATGTGTTCAATATCTCAGTCAAGCCTTGGAGATTTGATACAGCAAGAAATGTCGCACTAGCCCTACTTCCAGACGATATAGACATGTGCGTATCTCTTGATATGGACGAGGTAATCTCAGAAGGTTGGCGTGAAGCCCTAGAGCAAACAACAGGAAATCAGATTACCTATGTTTTCTACAATGATGAAAACTTTATAAATAACCGTATTCACGCTAGACATGGCTTTATGTGGAAATATCTAATGCACGAAGGAGTTGTCCCTGATAGAACTGAAATGATTGATGAATTTTGTCCAGGTATTGAGGTAACCCACGTTCCAGATAGAGAAAAGCCCAGAGGTCAGTATTTACAATTATTGAAAGATGCTTTAGCAGAAAATCCAGATGTCGGAAGATATTATAGATATTTAACGAGGGCATTACAGGATAATGGAGAATTTGAAGAGGCCGAAAAGTATTATCTTCAAGTTTTAAATATTCCTAATTTTCCTAATGAGGACGCTGCTCATGTTTATAAAACTCTTTCAGAAATCATACCCGAAAAAACTGGCGAGTACCTACTCCTATGTCTACAAACTGCACCACACAGACGTGAGCCATATTACTATATTGCTAAGTGGTATGCAGAACACGAAAGGTGGGGAGAATGCCTTACCTGGCTAGAATCTGCTTTTAAAATTGAAAACATAACTGTTGACGTATTTAAGGATAACGATGCATGGGGAGAGCCTATTAGGGAAATGTACAAAAAGGCCAAACTATTGTATAATAGTAATGAACAAAGGATTGAACAATGAAAATTGCGGTATACACAATCGCACTAAACGAAGAAAAACATGTAGAACGCTGGTATGAATCTGCCAAAGATGCAGACTATCTACTAATTGCCGATACTGGCTCAACAGATAAGACTGTTAGAATTGCAAAGAAACTTGGAATCAACGTTATAAAGATTTCAATTAAACCTTGGCGTTTTGATGATGCTCGTAATGCTGCCCTTGCTGCACTACCAGACGATGTTGACTATTGCGTATCTATGGATATGGATGAAACACTGTCCGAAGGTTGGAGAGAACATTTAGAAAAAATGTCTGCAGATATAATCGAATATAAGTTTAATATTAACTTTAGGGATGAAGCAGAAAAGCATGTAGACGAAACTTTTATAAATAATAGAATCCACAAAAGACATGGATTTAGGTGGCACTTCTTGATGCACGAAGCATTGGTGTCAAATAGAACAAAAGATTTTTCTAAAGAATTCTGTGAAGGACTTGAAGTTTCTCATCACCCAGACCCAGATAAATCTCGTGACCAATACAATCAAATGATTGAAGATTCCTATCTAGAATACAAGGACGAAAGATATCATAAATATCATGGCCTACAATTGATGTCATTTGGTAGACTCGATGAGGCAACAAAGGTATGGAAAGATTTGTTAAAATTTGATACGCTTCCAGACCTAGAAAGAGCATTGGTCTATGTAAAGTTGTCTATTTCAGATAAAAATAATGCAGTAAAACATCTAAAGAAATCACTTAAAATTCAAAAAACTAAAGATGCATACCTAGAACTCGCAGTACACTATTTTGAAAAAGAACAATGGCAAAGATGTTATAAGTATGCTAAAAAGGGATTTGTCATTAAGAAATATTCTAGAAATTTACTCGTAAACAAGATAGCACATGGATACTTGCTAAACAACATATATTATGCAACTAAATATAATAGAAAACTAATTAAGTTTGCTAAGTCGTATAAAACTAAAAAAAGACAGTTAAACATATACTCTACAATTGCCCATAATTTCGAGGTATTCAAAGATTAGGGTATGGTATAATTAGGACATGACTACATCTATTGGTTCTTCTACATCTTATGCCGCTACCGTGCCAGCCCTAACTGAAGTCGCTGACATTCAGGTTGCTCTAAGACTTCTTGCATATGGAACATCTAGTGACCCTGCAAACAATGCTGGAATTGCAACCAACTCCGTATTTGGAAAAATTATTTATGAGGTTCAGCCATCTCCAACTGCTGTAAATAGCACTGCTACACTAACAATAGCCCAACTGCTAACATACATCATAACTTCAGCACCAACAGGAGCAATCAACCTAACATTGCCAACAGGAACACTAAGCGAAACTGGAATACAGGGTGCAGGAACTGCATCACCAAACAACACAGCGTTTGACTGGTCAATTATAAACACAAGTAGCACAACAGGTGCAACAGTTACATTGGTGGCAGGAACAGCACACACAATTGTTGGTTCTGCAACCGTAGCAATTGGAACATCTGCAAGATTTAGAACCAGAAAAACAGCAACAAATACTTTTGTTACATATCGTATTGCCTAATTAGGCTGTCGGAACAATCCTTATAAAAACAATTCTATTATTTTTGTAATTAGATAATGGCTCAATAATCGTAGTCCCTGCTCCTGAGTTTGCATTAACTACCTTGCCTTTTCCAATATAGATTGCTGAGTGATAGAAACTCTTATAACCCTTGTATCCAAATACAACAATATCCCCAAGTTTTGGGGTAGATACTCTTTTACCAACCTTAGACTGTGCAGTGGCAGAATGGGGTAAGGTTTTTCCGAATTGCTCATACATCCACCGAACCATTCCAGAACAGTCCCAACCATATGGGCTAGAGCCAGCAAAAACATATGGAGTTTTGTTTACACGATGAAATATCTTCATAATAGTTTCGTGCATCTTTGTTGTATTGTTGCTAATTGTTGCATTATAAATAAGGCGAGTTGAAACATCAACTTGATTTTTAACAACCACCTTTGTAGTAGGTATTTCAATAGCCTGGGATTGAGGGGTAACACAACCAGTCAAAGTCAAACTTAAAATTCCTGTAGCGAGTAATCTTTTGATTTTTAAATTATTCATATTTTCCTCCTTTAACGGAAAAACACCTTGTTGAAGGGTGTCGTATATCAATTATACCACTATTTGACCAAATATCAAGTTTTATGCTATAATTGATACACACTAACCGAAAGGAAATCATGTCACTTGATTTTAAATCTGTTTTAACAACAGACCAGTTGCGAGGTGTTCTAAATCAGCAAATTCAACAGTTTGCGGTTCAAGGATATCAGCATGAACTAAATAAAATAATTATTGAAAAGAATGCTACACCAGAAAACGCAGAAGAGACCCAAAAGAGTCTTGAAGAAGCAGAAAAAAATGTTAAATTACTTTCTTTAGCAATTGAAACATATCTTGCAGAACTTGAAGCACTGCCAAAACCAGAAACTGCTTCAGAATAAAAAAATAATTCCGATATAGAGATTGACATTTTTCAAAACTGTGGTATACTTTATACATCACAGTTATGG